AACAGGGCAGACTGCCATCCCCTCTTGAAACACTTTGCCCTTCACCGTTATCGTCTTGCCAGTAGGTGTGGAGCCAGACGCAGCGCAGAGCGCATATTCGCCATTACAGATCATCAGTTCTGTAGCAAACACGTTGGCTGGCAGCAGCAAGAGGAGAAGCAGCTTTTTCATGGTTAAACCTTCAAGACAAGATGAATGAGCAAGGCAATGATGAACCCCGCAACGGTAAAGCCAATATGCTCAATCCGTTTCAAACGGGCGTTGATAGTGTCGTAGCGCAACTCGCACACCGCCTCATGCGAGGTCAGGCGAACGTCAAGTTCGTTGGTGGTAGCCATCACTCTTCTTTGACTACGGGTTTGGACAACTCTTCAATCCTGCGCCCAGCCGCAGCCAGCAGCGCACGGAGATGCACGACCTCGTTTAATGCTGTGTCCCGCTGCATCTGTACGGCTTGCACAATGTCCTGCGGCTCGGTTTTCAGTTCTTCGCTCACGTTGTTTCCTTATTGGGTTTATTAACAGGACTGCTCAAACTGAGTAACCGCTACGTTGTAAGTGCCAGAGGCCATCGCCAACTGAAAGGAGGAACCAGACATACTGTATGTCCTAGCGGCAGGGGAGCCTTTGGCGATAGACGAGATGGTTGAGGTAGCCGCCCCCGCAACAGCCGCAACGATGTCAACAAAAGAGTTTCCCGCCCCCCCGGTGTTGTACCCGTTCACTATGTACAGGGCGACAGTTGCACCTACAGAACCGCCGGTTGTAAGGTTACTGAGAGTGGTTGCACCAGAGACTGAGATGCGGGCCGTAGACGATGCGTTTCCACGGGGGCCGAAGGTAATAACTCCGGGGACAGATATTCCATCAGCCCCAATAGAGCACACATCTGCGTTATTGACCCGCCCAAGAATTGCGCTACCAGTCGGTACGTTGAGGAACAGATCTCCAGCTACACCCCCGCGTACCCCTGAGAAACCTTCTGCGGTGTAAACCTCATTAAAGGTTATTACGCTATAAGTCGTATTGTTACTGATTTGCCCTAAACCAATGTAGTTGGTCATTGGCGTACCACCACCAATCTTTATCTTCGTATTATTTAATAACTGAAGAGTGCCACCAGCTTCTTCCGTTTGCATTGTGATATCTGGCGTGTCCGCTCCCGCAAAACCAAAGTAGCCCTTGCGCGTAGTACCGTTTGCCCGATACCAAGACTGATATGTCGCATCGCCCCTTGTGCCGCTGGCGGACGCAACGATCTTGAGCATATTGCCAGCGGATGTTCCGGTGATGGTTATGGGCGCGTTAACCGTCAATGCAGACGTTTCAATCGTAAGCGGCACAAATGCTGAAGTAGTGCGGTTATAGCTGAAAATATTCCCCGCATAGATCTCAACCCCAGAACCTGTTGACCCGGCTGGCGCTCCAGAGGTTGTACTCTGAAACCGCGCTACCGTAGTTCCTGAGTTTATTAGCCCTGCGGCAAAAGATGCCGTGCCGGTGACGGAAAGGCTCCCATCCTCAAGTAACGTCATTAAAGTTGTGCCACCAGATGCCGCAGCAGTATTTGTCCCAAAAACAAACGATTGTCCTGTAAGCGTGTTCGTGCTGTCTATGTTGAACCGCATACTGTTGCCGGTGTTCAATATTCCGTTTGTTACGCCGTAAGTTCCAAGTAATACCGCCCCACTCGCATTGATCGCCGCCATCGTAGCGGTGCCGGTCACACCTAAAGGGCCGGGTACAGCAAATGCGCCAGTGGATGGATTAAATGTAAGTCCAGTCGTGGTAAATACGTTGCCTGACCCGCCAGCAACAGTGTCCCCAATCCACGGGATCATATAGGCGGCACTCACTGCGCTTGTAAGTGTTTTACCCCCGAACGATGTATTGAAAGTACTCCCACCACTTACGACCAACGTAGTTCCAACCGTAGCCGCTCCGGTCACCGCCAAGGCACCACCAACAGCAAAGTTCCCTACTACTTGGTTCGCTGCTTCAACGATGTCTGTACCGTTGGAGGTAAGGATGACTTTCTTGCCGTTGGGTACAAGAACTCCGGTCTGACCAGAGACTTTAACGGTGACGGCAAAGCCACCCGAAGTGTTGTTGAAGATGAAGTACAGCTTCTTGTTGGCAGGGACGATCAGGCTGGTCGTGGAAAACGTCAAAGCACCCGTCATCTCAATATACATATTACGGGCTACACCCGTAGTGCCGTTGGGGATCGTGATCGTGGTATTGGCACCCGATCCGTCAGTAATGGCTTGAGTTACATACCCTGAGATGGACTGCTCAATCAGCGTACCAAGGTTCGTATTGGTCGTCGTACCCCAAGTACCGGATTGTTCACCTGTGCCGATAAGTTCAATCGCAAGGTTCGTGCTGTACGTCGAGGCCATATTGTTTTCCTAATTAAATATCCGTCCAATTCGGGGTCTGCGTGTTGCTTATCGCACCCCAGCTAGGGGTCTGCGTGGTACTGATACTTGTCCAGTTTGGAGTCTGCGTATCATCAATTATGTTCCAGAGAAACACACACGCAAATACATCTGTCGCTGTTGCTGTTTCGCTTATGGTCGTTACAAAGGTCTGGTTACTACTTACTGCATCTGTTGCAGTTGCTGTTTCCTCAATACTTGTTGGAAAGGTTATAAACCCAACATCTGCATCTGTTGCCGTTCCAGTCTCAGCTACTGCACTTGTAAATATCTGGCTGCTGCTTACCGTATCGGTACTTGTTGCTGTTTCAGCTACCGCACTTACAAACGTCTGTTTGCTGCTTACTGCATCCGTGCTTGTTCCTGTCTCTGCCGCCGCACTTACAAACGTCTGTCTGCTGCTTACCGCATCTGTACTTGTCGCTGCTTCAGCTAGATCACTGGCGTAGACAGACATCCCCCAGCCAGATTCACCCCATGTACCGGAACTCCATCCAGCCATTACCCAGCCAAACTCATGGTGTAGGTTACGTTCAAAGTATCACCCGAAGTTACAGCCCTATCTCCCGGTGCAGAAAAATCTACCGCAGAAAACAACGTGCCAGCCGTACCGCTTTTTGCGCTACCGCTAGTCAGGAAAGCCCCACCAACCGTAGAGGTAGCATTGATAGAAAATGAGGCAGGAGAGGCAGTGTTTGTTGCTACAGAAGGGTTGGCAGTCGTAGCCGTTGCAAACGTACACGCTACCCGCGTGGCATTGCTGTAACCCACGTTCTCAGTCCACCCAGCATGGGAGGACATCGTATCCGCAGCGGCAGGGGTATTTGATGCACCAGCACCGTACAGGCCAATGTACCAAACCGTAATTTGAGCAACGCTGGTCAGGGCAGTTCCCGCCATATAAGCCAGACCCGCATTCACAACCAGATTAGGGGCAGACCCAGTCCACTTCACCTTGCCGTCAGCACCGACACACTCAAACTTAAACAGTCCCATTGCAATGGCGGAATCCGCAAAATGCGTACCTGCTATAAGACTGCTAAACGCGGTGTCGGTAGACTTTGCTTTATCAATAGACATATAAACCTCTCAAGGAAACCGAATGATGGCAGTCGTAGCGGATGCTGTTGGAAACACAATAACCAGCGGAATCGCCGCCGTTGAAATTTTCATGCCTCCAAAGTCCAGCACCATTACAGACTTGTTGGACTTGCTGCTGTTGTAAATCAGCGCCCCGGCGATAGAGGAATTAACAAGACCTGTAAAGGTAGCATCGTTAAACGATGTAAACGCTGTGGTGCTGGTAGATGCGGGTGTAATCGTTGTCAGGGCTATCCCACCTGCCGTATAACCTGTTCCCGATATCTCACCTGTGACCGTGTAAACAGTCGTGTCAGCACCTATAGAAGCTGTAGACAGGTACAGCGCCATCTTAAAGGTGTCTCCTGTGGACGCAGTGAAGTCATGCGTAGCCGTCAGAATCTGTACCTTAAAAGAAGTTGTGAGGGTCTGGGCAATCATGGGACATCAACCCTAGCCTGACCAGATCTGTAAGCGTCTCTACGCTCAAGTCCATCACCAAGACGTTTGGCAAGCATCATGGCATCTTGGTACTTCTTTTCGTAAAAAGCGATAACGTCTGCCTCACCTTTCATAAAGGTGTAGCCCTCGACCAAGGAGCCATACAGGAGAACAGAGTCAATATTGTCCCCAAGCCATGTGGTACCTGAAGCGGTAGTCGTGATGCTTTCTGGGTAGTAGAAGTAATGCAGTTCCATTGCATAGGCTGCATCAGGTGTCGGCCCGAGGATGAAGGTCAGTTCCGCTTCGTTGGTGGATACCGGCCCGAACAGCGCATAGTAGGCAGGGGTTCCCGTATCTGTAGGAGTTGGATATGCCTCACGAATGAAGTTCACATCCTTGTTCAACAGGAAGGTGTAGGACGTATCCGTGTTCACAACCGACATCGAATAGACCGCCAAGAAGTCCGCAGGACAAGCCAAGTACTTGTTATTCGCGGTCAGGGTTCCCGTCACGTTCTTACGAAGCGTAGGAAACTGAACGGTGTTGTATATCCGCTGTTCTGCTTGGGTAATGAACGTATTAACCTGCTCCGCGCTGGTCAGGGTCGCTGCACTAGACGAAGTCGATCCAGCACTATCGGTAAAGACAGTAGCTGGAAAGTCATTTTCAAGGTAGCCTTTTACAGCCATGAACAGCGCGGAGTAGTTCATTATTTACGCCATTGGCCCACGGGCCATTTTTCCTTTGGTCTGCGCCTTACCGCCGCGCACCATAATTCCAGAAGTCTTGGCGGTATCCGGGTATCCTGCGCCCTTGGGAAGAGGGTTCGTATTAGGCTGCGGCTGCTTGTACGTTACGCTCTTTTTCATTACCGGCTCCGTTGGTTGTTTACACGGGCCATATTACGCCCAACCGCCTTCATATCCCCGGAAGTCGGCCCACCGCGTTTCAGGGCCAGCTTAGTGCCTTTGCCGCCTTTATGTTCTTGCATATCGTGTTGTTTAAACGCTTTTTTGATCATGGCTTTGTCTTGCGCCATATCCATTTTTTCTTTAGCCATCATATTCTCCTAGTTAACTACCCAGTAGGTTACGTCCGTAGGGACATGGTTTATGTTTGCTTTAATCGCCAAGTAGTACCCACCGCTATACGAAACAGAGTCTTTGGGGGCATAGCTGGTTGTTGCACTCCATGCTGCCACATTAAACATGACCGTTCCTACCTCCCCCAATGAGGTGAGATAGTTTGGAGTAAGCCCTATGTCTTCCAAAGAACTACCTCCAACCGGCTTCCAGCCCCATTGGTAAGTCCTGCTCCCGCCTTCGGGGTATCCAGCGGTTCCGGCGACTAGCTGCAACCCGTTAGTTCCAGAGGAATTATAGCTTGTGTCAGGTCTTGGATTACGCAACGCTTGGGGGTCATTTACCGGGTACATACCCAGTTGCAGTTGTGGCTGATCCGGCTCCCAACAGGACTGACAAACCAAGATATTTACGTTCTTGGTCTTGATTACCAAACCCTTGAGTTCTGATAATTTAAACTGAAAGCCGCAGCGGTCACACTCCGCTATCGCAAACTTGCCAGATGCGAAGTTAACGGGCATTTTCTAACCTATAAATTGCTGTCGCGGCACAAACCTATCAGAAGCCTTTTCCCGGTCTTCACTTGCCGCCATTGCAAACTGCTCTTCATACTCAGCTTTAAGCATCTGCACTCTGGCTTCAGCACCGGGTAGCTTCATGGACAGGTAAAAAGCCAACCCAGCCACCAAGCAAGGCAGGAACCTGAACGGGATGTCTTCCCCGTTTACGCCGTTACCCGCGTCCTGAATCCTGCGGAGCCTCCAGTACACGAAGGTATAGGTCTGGCTGCTGTCAGGAGTGGGCCAGACGTTGATTGCTGGCAGGTTGACCACATAGATAGCCGTAGCCGTTGTGTGCGCCGCAGCGGTGGTATTAGCCTGTCCACGGACACAGTTCTGTAGGTCTGTACTGGTCGTTCCACTGTAGTAGATGATCTCTGAGTCAATCTTGATGTACCCGGCACTTGCCAAACCTACCGTAGTACTCAGGGTAATCGTCGTATCGGTAGCGGTCAGCGTCTCATTAAGCGTGATCGTCGTAGTAGCCGTAGCGCCAGACTGACGGTTGATCCAGACCTGAATTGGCCTTCCCGTAGCATTCTTGTTGGGGATTGTTGCAAAGGTAGATTCACTGATCCGGCTGATATTAATGTCAGTCTGATTGGTAGCTGTCCCGGTGCGGATAACCATATCCAGCAAGTCTATTGTGTCTGTGGGAAGGGCGTAGGTACTCTGCCCAGTAGCCAAGACGATCTGCCCCTGCTCCACCGTCCACATATTCAAGCCACGGTTTGCCCACTCAATTGTGAGCAGGTTAATGCTCCTACGGGCGGTACGCATATCGTACCCCGTGCGTAACTCCTGACCGCAACGCTCAAAAGCCTCTTCGCACAGGTTATTGAGGTCTAGGTTGAACGCAACAGTGCCGGTAGTGTTGTAGGCCATTATCTATTTCCTATACGCAGCAGTTTTTTTAGCCACATTCTTAGGTTGAGCCACAAACTGTTTACCTGCGGCTTTTCCTTCACGCTTTGCTTTGGTGGTTGCAGCGTACTCTTGTGAAGATAGGGACTTGATTGCTGCTTCTGGTAGGTATCTTTCCCCCGTTGCCTTACTGCCCTGCGTAGATGGTTTGCCACTTTTGGTTCGCCATTTTTGGTCAGTCCACGATTTCAATGATTGCTGGGAAGGTTTAATCACGATATCCGCCGCCAGACTTCTTGTATTGCAAAGCCATCATTTGTGCTTTACGGGCTGACCACTGCCCCGGCGCACCACCCTTACCGCCAGCCTTGACGCGGTTAAAGATACTCTTACGCAGACCGGGCTTGGTGTAGTTACCCGCTTCGTTGACTTTGCTTACAGACCCTCCATCGGCATACAAAGATACCGGCTCGTCCCCATCCTTCTTCTTGATGGTTCTAGCCTTTGGAACTTTTGAAGGGGCTATGGCCCCCATTCCTCTGGAGGGTCGCATATCAGTAGTTCGTAAACTTGGTCTTACCGCGTTGAGCAATGCCGTCCGCACGGCGCGAAGCAGAACCCACCGAACCGCCAGCAGCCATACGGATGATGGTGCCTTTGGTTTTGCCATGGGACTCAATACCACCACCCTTGGCGTATTTAGCCATACCACCCATGTTCATCTTCTTCTTACCCATCATAAACGCAGGTTTGCCGTCTTTCATGGGCATACCACCTTTTTTCATGGCTGAGTCTTTCATCATTTTTCCATCAGGCATTTTGTGTATACCACCTTTTGCCATGCCGCCCTTTTTCATTCCAAAATATTTTTGTTCCATAGTTTTTGAAACATCAGCTTTTGGTTTAGAGTTAGGCCTATTAGATTCGCGGTATAGTTCTGCCGCATCTGCTTTTTTCTTTGCCGCCTGAGCATTATCATATGCGCGTATATCCCCTTGGTTTACCCTAGAGGTAGCAGTTTCTTTTGGTTTAGAGTTAGGCCTATTAGATTCGCGGTATAGTTCTGCCGCATCTGCTTTTTTCT